GCCTACCAGGAATATGCTAAGACAGTAATAACGGAGTATCAAGCAAAAGTAGCAGTGGAGGAATCTAAGACGGCGGTTTTAGATACTAATCGCGCTAAACTTGATTCGCGAGAAGCGCAGCTAGGGACTAAGGAAGCACAAGTAGGTGTTTACTCTGACGCGGTAAGGCAAGCAGTACTCCCCCTTCAAGAATACCAGGTGTACGTGTCGGGGGTGATGAAAAATGTAGATATCGCAAGGGTTAACGTAAACTCCCTGAAAGAGGCTATAAAAGCTTTTGAAGACGCTATCTCAGTAAGCACTGCGCGTATCGAAGCTTCTGCTTCTGAGATACGTGCTACTGGGTCAGCTACTGGAGTATACGAAGCGAACTGGAACGCTTATAATGAAGCGCATTCCGTGGCAGAGACTTTGTATAAGACGCAGAGAGCATGGTACGGGTCGAGTCTAGAAGCACTACAGGCCGAGATAGGGAACCTTCAGGCGGCAGCGCAGGCGCAGCGGTCAAAACTGCGGACGTTGACCGAGTGGGTGCAGGCGAACCAAAATTTGGCAGGGCAGCATGAGCGTACTTTTGGGGCTGTCGCCGATTACACGAAGCAATTTAACCGAAGTGCTATCGCTTACCAGGAAGCAGATGCTTCTATTGACTTAGCACAGAAAGATGTGTTAGTAAGGGTAGACGCTTTAGAAGCCCAAGCGCAAGCTATTCAGGAAAGTATCAATCTTGGACTTTTATCCGCGCAAACGCAGACTGCAGCGGGCTGCTCTCAAGCAGCGAACTCGATGAAGAGTATCGCGGCTGGGATGCGAGGTTCGGCGAGTGCGGATCAGTCAGGGTCTTCGAGTTCTTCGGCAACAGCAAGTGAAGCTACGAACAAGGCTTATATTTACAGAAAAACGAAAACCATCTCCGCGTAATAAATACCATGCCTAATACGTTCAATGAAGATTTCCAACGCGCCCTCGCTAGCAAACTAGCGTTGCAAGCTAGCCAGACTGCGGAAAACAGTGCGCAGGCAGCGGCTATCCCCATAAGCACTAGCGCAGAGGCTAGGCAACGTGAGGCCCTTGCTCGCGGTGCAGATGTACAAGGGAATTTAGCTATTGCGAACCAGCAGGAGCGGTTCTTTGGTGACAAATTTAAGGGGAACTTAGGCGCAGACTACACTTCTCCTGGGGCATTTTCTTTTTACAACGGGCCTACTTCTACGTTTAGCGGGTCTACGCCTACATTCGAAAAAGTCTTTTCGAATAACCCATCCTCTACACAACTCTATAAGAGCGGCAACTCTTATTCTGATAACCCAGCATACGGAGATCCGTATACGCAACAGTACTACGCAGACGGCGGCGTAGTTGCTGATACTCCTCTCTACGCAGACGGCGGCGTAGTTGCTGATACGAACAATCCTTTACTTCCTGATTACGAGCTTTATCGAAAAGCCGCCTCTGCCATAGGCTTGCCTGATCTTCCCGCTGCGGCAATTATCCCGCGGATTGCCCAACTGCGAGCGCAGGAACGTCAGCAGCTTTTCCAACAGCTCGCAAGAGGCGGGACAACTCCGGGTTTCGCAGGAGGCGGGGCAGTGGAGTTCGATGGCCCTGGAACTGGTAAATCTGACTCGATCCCGGCTATTGTTGACGGCTCTCGCCCTGCAGCGGTGTCAGATGGCGAGCTGCGTATTCCGAAGCGTATCGTCGATTATTACGGGGTGAAGTTCTTCGATGCGCTGAAGATGAAGGCGCAACAGGCGAGTAGGCGAGCGGGCACGCAAAATGCTTAACGTACTGAGTAACCTCCAGCTAGAGAAGCTCACCCCCCAGGATTCTTCGCTTGACGGGGGAGGGCCTGACGTGCTTCCTGAGCTGGCACTTAGTGGGGTGGCTGGCTACATCACGAAGTGCTGGGAAGCGGCGCGTACTACGAAGCAGACGCTTGTAAAGAACAGGCTGCTCGAAGCTCAACGTATGCGTCGGGGAGAGTATGACCCGCAGAAACTTGCAGAGATACAGAAGATAGGCGGATCGGAGGAATACGGGCGTATCGTCAGTAACAAGTGCCGCATCGCTGAAGCTTGGTTGAGGGATGTTTACTTGGGGCAAGCAGAGCCGCCGTGGGCGCTTGATCCTACTCCTGTGCCGGCGCTCACCCCAGACCACATGGCTGAGGTATACCAGCAGCTGCAGGCTGAAATTCTTGATGTCGTTGGCCGCTTTGGCGCATCTCCTCCTGAAGATATTTTGATAGCGCGTAAGAATGAGCTAGCTGATGCTGTGCGTATGCGCATACGGGATCAGGCTAAGGACGCTGTTGAGCGAATGGCTGCTAAGATGGAAGATCAGCTTGTGCAAGGCGGATTCCGCCCGGAGTGGGCTGATTTTCTAAACGATGTAGTTACGTACCCAGCGGCCCACTTTAAGGGGCCGGTTTATAAGAAGTGTACGCAGCTTGAGTGGAAGCGGAAAGGAGGCCGGTGGGCCCCTAAAGCAGCGTTTGAGGTGGTGCCGACGTGGTATCGCATGGACCCCTTTCGTGTTTACCCCTCTCCTGGGGCTGTTACCCCACAAGATGGGTATTTCATAGAACATATAACACTGCAACGAAACGACCTTTACGATATGATCGGCGCTGCGGGGTATAGCGAGAAAGAGATACGCGCGGTACTTGAGGAAGCCGAGTATTCGGGGCTAACTAACTGGTTGGGCCTTACTGACTCCGCCCAAAACGATATCGAGCGTGGGGATACGAACTACTACTTATCCCCACAAGCTGAAATAGATGCGCTTGAGTTCAATGGGCCGATACAAGGCAACTACCTCTTAGACTGGGGCATGCCCAAACGTTTTGTTCCTGATGACGATAAAGACTATGAGGTAACGGCGTGGCTGATTGGGCGGCATGTCGTAAAGATACAGATCAACCCTGACCCTCTTGGGCGTAGGCCGATTTACAAAGAGTGTTGGGAGGAGGTGCCCGGTGAGTACTGGGGACAAGGATTACCGGATGGGCTTAGAGATATCAACGGGATATGTAACGCGGCGATCCGCTCGCTTGTAAACAATATGGCGATGGCGAGCGGCCCGCAGGTAGCTATTAACACAAGTAGGCTGCCACCTGGTGTCGATATTGAATCTCTTACGCCGTGGAAGCTTTGGCAGTTTATCTCAAATGAGTACGCCACAAACGAGAAAGCGATAGAGTTTTTCCAGCCGCAGATAAACGCAAGTGAGATTATAGGCGTGCTGGATAAATTTTACAGCTACGCAGATGATTGGAGCTTGATACCTCGATATATGGGGGGTAGCGACAATATATCTGGTGGGATAGGCCGCACCGCTTCTGGGATGTCGATGTTGTTTAACGCCGCAAACAAAGGGCTTAAAGGCGTCGTCTCTAATATAGATATTCGTGTTCTTACGCCGTTACTGTCTTTGTTGTACTCGCATAATATGTTACTTGATAAAGATGACACGATAAAGGGCGATGCACAGGTAGTTGCGAAAGGGGCCGTTGCGCTTCTCCAGCTTGAAACACTGCAGCTGCGACGTAACGAATTTCTGCAAACAACTTTGGCTAACCCGGTTGCTACGCAGATTGTTGGGGAAGAAGGGATACGGACAGTCTATAGGGAAGTGGCTAAGGGCCTAGATATGGACGTTAACAAGATCATTCCGAAAACTCCTCCAACGCAAGGTGCACAACCTATGCTTGGTGGCCCAGGGCAGGCTCCATCTGGACAACCTAACCAAGAGGTGCTGCCAACAGGGCAGGCAGTAACGGATAATTTTAGCCCGAATAATCTTCGCTCTGCTGTTTGACAATCTAGGGCATAGGTGTGTAGTATTCGTACTCACGAACAGGCTAAGGCGCGTTTAGATATGGTTGCTACAAAATTTGGCTTTTTTATGGCTCCTAGAGAGTGGTTTAAGCACCGCGGGGTGCTTATTCACCTAAAGGTGCATAGATGGTGGTTAGCCTTATGCTTAGGCAAGTGGGCTATTCCGCGTTTTTCGGTTAGGGATGCGAGTAGAAGTAGCTACCCGTTTATTTTCTTATACGAACTTATGTTTTGGCGGTTCATGACGGAAGAGCAAGCAAACCGTTGGAATGCCGAATTTGCGGAATCGGCGACCCGTGTTCCCTCAGCTGAAGAAGTGGCTTATGTCCGTCTTCGGTGTGGTAAGCCTTCAGCCAACCTATAGATGAGCCCCACTGGAATAACTTTCACTCTCCTATTTGACAAACTCGTAGGAGCAGCCTAATATTTCGGCTATGCGACGTGATACTATTAACGATGTGCAGGTGCTCGGGGCGTTTGCCCGGATAAACGCTGCGGAGCCTCGTTTTTTAGAGCACTTGCGAGACCTTCGGGAGCGATACAGGGACGAAGCAGACGCGGCTGTTGACGACGTTACTTTACGCTGGCTGCAAGGATATAGCAGATTACTTTCTAAACTACTTGACCAATTCGAAAACGCGAGTGCAGACTTACGAAGCGTGGGGCAATCAGCATCTACTAAGAAGAGCTGATGTTCTGCATCTAGGTGACACAAATGGCAAGACGACCGACCCCTAAAGAAGCTGGTGAACAGGCAGACGAGATGATCCGCAAGTTGTCTCAGCAAGGCGATGGACAGGCGCAACAGACGCCACCCGCCCCCGCTGATGAGCAAACCCCTGCTGATCCTTCAGAGGCCATCCCGCAAGACGACGGCGCGGCACAGCCCACGCCACCCGTAACTGCGGACACTACCCCGCAGCCTAACTCTTCGGGAGAGAGTGAGAAGTCAGCGGAGCTCGAAAAGCAACTGGAGCAAAGCGAGCACCGTTGGAGAGTCCTCCAGGGCATGATTGCGAAGAAGGATCAGCAGCTTGACCAAATGCGGGAAGTTCTCGCAAAAGTGACAGCCGCGCAGCCTGCTTCGCCATCGCAGGATCAGCTACCAGCCCAGCCGCAGAGCCTGATTACCGCCGATGAGGTTGGTGAGTATGGCGACAAGTACATCGATATGGTTCGAAGGGCTGGCCGCGAAGGTGCTCGCACCGAAGTGGCTAGCGCGATGGGCACGTTCGATGAGCGGCTAAAGGCAATTGAGCAGCGCTTGGATGGAGTGCAGACGAGTACTACGAACACAGCTCAGTCAGCTTTCTTGACGGAGCTCGGGCACCTCGTCCCTACATACCAGCAGCTCAACAACGATCCTAAGTTTGCCCAGTGGCTAGAGGCTATTGAGCCAGCTGTAGGCGCGAGCCGTAAGGACCTTTTAGCAAGCGCGGTGCAGAACTTCGACGCACAGCGCACGGCTTGGTTCTTCAACGCGTACATTCAGGAGATGAGCCCTCCTGTTGCACCTGCAGTGCCTGAGCCATCGGCGCAGCCTACGAGGGAAGACCTGGTAGCGCCTGGACGTGGACAACCGGCGACCCCTCCCCAGAACGACGGCAAGCGGAAGTGGACGCGTGAATCAATCACGCAGCTCTACGACGACTATCGCAACAGGCGGATCTCTGCAGAAGAGTATCAAAAACTCGAAAGAGATCTGTTCAAGGCGCAGATAGAGGGTCGTATAGCAGCATGAATACTCGTAGGAGAGTAAATCATGTTCCCATATGCCTCTGGCGGAGTATCCTATTCGGGTACGTTTATCCCGGAGATCTGGTCGTCTAAGCTTATCGAGAAGTTCTACGACGCGACCGTTCTCTCGGAAATCTCTAACACCAACTACCAGGGTGAGATCAAGAATCAGGGTGATAAGGTTATCATCCGCACGATCCCCTCGCTGGCGATCAATGACTACAAGTCCGGCCAAAGCCTGATCTCGCAGCGTCCGACTTCGACGAATGTCGAGCTGCTGATCGACAAGGGCAAGTATTGGCAGGCGGAAGTCGATGATGTGCAGGATGTGCAGTCTGACATCGGCTTGATGAACATGTGGGCGACGGACGCCAGTGAGCAGCTGAAGATCGCTGTCGATACCCAGGTCCTCGGTTCTGTCGTTCCCGACTTCGACTCCGATAACGTCGGTACTACCGCTGGCCGCCTCTCAGGCAACATCAACTTGGGTGTTACCGGCACGCCTCTGGCCGTTGATAAGGCCAACATCCTCGATATCATCCTGGACCTCGGGCAGGTGCTTGACGAACAGAACCGCCCCGAGACTGGGCGCTTTTTGGTTCTGCCGTTCTGGGCAACGACGCTGCTGAAGAAGTCGGATATCAAGGATGCCTCCTTGACCAACGACGGCTCTACTCCATTGCGCAATGGCAAAGTTGGTATGATCGATCGCTTCATGATCTACAACTCCAACAACCTGCCGTGGGCGACGGAGAGCGGTATCACAGGTACGCCGAAGGCGTTCTACTTCATCGCCGGTGTCAAGCAGGGTCTGACCTTCGCTTCGCAGCTGGTGAAGACTGAGACGATTCGGGCCGAGTCTACCTTTGCCAATATCATGCGTGGCCTTCATGTCTACGGCTTCAAGGTCGTTGATGGCTTGTCGCTGACGGCGGCTTACGGATACAAGGCGTAACATCGAGTAGCCCGGTTCTGCCGGGCTACCTCTGACTAAGAGGTGAAACAATGTCACGCTACGTAGATCTGCTTGTTACCAAGCTTCGGCTTGAAGAGCCGCCTCGCATCGATGTCTCGACCAGCACGGATAGCATTGCCGTTGCAGCCGATGTGTTGGC